AGCTCCAGGCTCACCAGATGTAGTTTCAGTAGAACCACCTTCGAATTCAGTATGTGCATCTAAAGTAGGATTAGATGTTGAAGAACCGATTCCTGTTGAATCTAATTCCTCATCAACTTGCTCCTCATCACCTTCCATCTCAGCTTCAGCTCTTAACTTTTGAGTTAACATAGACTGTAGTCTTGGTGTGAAGGCTTCTTCAAGTGCAAGCTTTGCGTTAGCCAATGCAGTTTCTTTAACCGCTTTAGCATCTGCGATTGCTTCTTTTAACAATTTTGAATTTGCCATTTTTAAAATGTATTTTGTTCCTGTGAAGTTATTGTATTGTGGAACTTCAATGATATTTTGTCGGTTGTTCGGTCACGCCTTATAAGAGAAGGGTATTCATTAACCAACTAAGTCTTAATAAAAAAATCCTATATAGAATAGGATATTCGAAAATAAATATATAAATTTTTTAGAAAACTAAAGAAATTATTTGTTTTTATCAAAAAAATTTTGTAATTTCTCTTTTCTTATTGCCTTTTGCTTATTAATTCTCTTAGTTACAGATGGTTTTTCAAACTCTTTTCTATCCCTAAGTTGCTCTATTTGCTTTACGCTTTTTACTTTATTTTTGTAAGCTTTTAATGCTTTTTCGATGTTTCCATCTTTTACATCAATAATCAACATAACTTATTACTGGTGGTTTACTAATTTATATTTTGTTTTATATAATAGGGATACAACTGTATCTATATCGTTCTGAATCCAACTATCTTGTAACTTTGGGTTTTGTCTTAATTTTGCAACCATAGTGCAAAGTTTTTCAAAATAATTAATTATATTTTTAATATCATTATTTTTATCCAATACTCCAATGCCAGATAATTGAATTAATCCTTCTTTTCCCTGATATACTTCCACTAATCCATCAATTAATCCACCAATAGAATCATAATATTCACCCAATGCAACGTGTGCCGAATGTGCTCCCACACCTCTAACACCCAAATGAAATGAATGCGCTTGTGTTCTACTTTGTAATAGTAATGATGCTAATTCTTCCACTATTTTTTATTTTTTGATTCTCTCAACCCTAATCTCTTTCTCATAACTTCTTCCGAAACATCTGCAATTTCAAAGTATCTATTCAATACATGCCCCATATCTTCGTAAAGAGCCTCTAATCTTTGTTCTTGTGCTTTTGCTTCTAATGATTCTTTTTGAAATTTTTCGTGCAATGCTTTTAATTCCTTCATATTACGCTTGATAGTAACTCTATCAAACCAATCACCACCTTCTCTTAAAGTATATTCCTGTGCTGCATCTGCAATACCACCTAAAGTTTCAGCAATAGTTCTGATATCAGATTTTCTATTCATCTGCTCTCTGAATTGACCAAATGTAGAAATTATTTCCAAAAAGTGTTTTTTGATTTCGGTAGGAAGTTGTTGAAATTCTTCTTCCTCATTCAAAAGGTCTTTTAACTTTAACATAATTATCTCTTTACAATTTTATATTTTTTCAATCTTTGAACGGCTTGTGCTAATTCTTGCGGAGTCATACCTAAAGCATCTACTAATTTTGCTATTACTAATTGTTCTTTTCTTCTACCTAAGTTATATGATTTGATAACATTTAATGCTCTATCTAAAAATCTTTCAACTTTAGATGGGATTGCCACATCCATATCCTCCAAATCTTCTTTTATTACTTTTGGATTAATTTGTTTACCAGGTATTAAATTTACTAGCTTTGCCATTTTATTAGTTTAATTCTATTATAATTTCTCTCATTAAATCTTGTGATTTACACCATTTACCACATTCTTCTGCAACTTTTTTCCATTGCTTTGATTCGTTCATTGGTGCCATAAATGCTCCGTGAGTTGATGGGTTTGAAACAAAATCCCAACCCACTAATTCAAAATCTTCTTGCACCATTAAAGTACCATCGTTTAATTCTTTTACTGAACCTAATCCTCTACTACTAATACCTAAACGGATATTATTCTTCAACAATTCTCTAAGAATGTTTCCTGATGGAGTTGAAAGGATTTCTACAACACCAACAACATCATCACCATCCCATCCGATTTCTCTGATATTGTGGGAAACGTTTTTAAGGTTAATAACGGGAGAATCTGGGTGGTCTAATTCACCCAATGCTCTTCTTTCTTTGATAAGTTGCTCATATTTTTGACACTCTCTTTCTAAGATTTCTTTTGGATATCTTCTATTGTTTTGATTAGGAGCACCTGCTCTTTGTAGGATACCTTTAACTAAATAAGTACCATTATCCTGCTCAACAAGTTTAGCTTCAAACAAATGAGTTTCTATCAATAATCCTTTATTCATTTATTTTATATCTTTTTTTACCTTTTCTACTGCTTTATCAGTTAACCCCCTATCATCCCACGCTTTTACTAAGGCGGTTTTTAGATGGTTTTTTAATTCATTTTCATCCAACTCTCCATTTGTACTATCACTCATTTTTGTTATTTGAGTTTGTACATATCCCATTTTCACTATTCTATCCGCAACTCCGTTGTTTATTCCATCGTTGCTATCTAATAACTTAGCTATATCGTTCATAACTGCTTTGTTATTCGATATAGATTCTAATATTTTGGTAACCGCTTTTTTGTATTCGTTGTTACCATTTATATAGTTTCCTACTTTTTTAATTAATTCATAAAAAAAATAAAAAACTACTTTTCCTAAAATAGCAAAAGATATAGTTAAAAGTATTCCTTCAACTACACCTTCGTTAACTACTTTTTTTTTTGAGCCCCTTCATTTTTGGCTCTTAGTTTCGCTAAATCGCTTCCCTCAATTTCACCATCTTTATCAACATCAATTTGCTTTTGCTTATCGGTTAATTCAGCTTCTTTTAAACTTTTTAATTGTTTTTGTAATGGTTCAAACTGCTTTAAAAATTCATCGGCACTTATTCTACCAGCATTTGATGCTACCACAAGCTTATATATTTTAGCCATAATAGGTTGCTCAGCCTTTGGATTGTTACGTTTATCGTATTCGTTTACCGAATCACCATATCCTTTCAATCTACCCTCCGATTTTGCTGTTGCAGCTTTATCCACAGCGTTGAAGAATGCTTTCTTTTCAGTATCACTCATAGAAGCGATTGATTTGCCAGTTCTGTCCAACATTGCTTTGAACATTTCTTGGTAATCGCTTTCTTCTTTAACAACTTGTTTGATAAGTTCTTTTAATTGAGTTAATTTCATTTTATTCTGATATTTTTCGTATTTGTTGTTCTAATCTTATAAGTCTTTCCTTTATCTTATAAATATTACTATTTGTTCTTTTCCAAAAAGACTGATTAGAAACTCCGTTTTCTGATTTTAATTTACCATACCACCCCAAAAACTTTTCTATTTCTGCAAGTTGTTTGTTTATATTTGAGATACCTCTATTTACTTTTGTAGTTGCTGGTGCATCTTCTTTTTTTAATGCAACCCAACGATTTTCATTCATTACAAAGTTACCATCTTTATCCGATACATAGTAGGCAACCATATTATACGAACCCCCTCTTTGTTTTTCAAGCTTCTCCACTTCTTTTTTGGCTTCTTTGTATGATGAATAAGAATCTTTAAAAACTCCTTTACCTTGCCCTCTACCTTTGTTATATCCTACATAGTATAAACCTTCTTTTACTACACTATATCCGGTTAATGCTGCTTGCTTTTTACCTTTTTTATCCTCATCTTCTTTTCTACCAAATGCGTATGGAGTACCATATCCAGCTACATCGCCTGTTGTAGTAGCTTCATCAACTTTCAATTCAGCATCTTTATACATACCACTAACCTTAGCATCTAATTCTGCTGCTAGCTTCTTCTTTTGTGCCGTTAAAGTTTTTAATTGTTGAATGTGTTGTTTTTCTTCTGGTGTTCCTTTTGATTTTTTGTATAAATCCAAATGCTTCTCCATAGAATCGATTACTTTTGCATAATCGGTTTGTATAGCTCTAACTGAACGTAATTCTGCTAATACAATTTCTTTGATTTTATCCGGTAAGCCTTTATGAGAAGTTGATGCGAAATCTTTTGTATCTTTATCAGACATTGAGTCAGCTGCTTTTTCAACTTCTGGAGATGGGTTTTCCATATCACCTTTTTGTGCGGCGTGTACCATACCCATAAATCTTTGTTGTGCTTTACTTACTGCTGGCATTTTTTAGTTCTTTTAAAAGTTCATAAGACATCATTAATGCCGATAAATGTGATTCTTTTAATTTCTTAACAGTCTTAATTTTCTTAATGTTAGAAATAGTTTCTGCTAATTTAATCTTTGTTACCTTATCTGAAACTTTAGAACCAATTTGCTTTAATCCTTCTGATAAAGAATTAACCTCATTATTAACGTACTCCTTTAATTTTCCGGTGTTGTTAATATTGTTAATATATTCTTTGAGTAAGTTTTTTTGTTCTTCTGATAAATTATTATATTTTTTGTTGAAGTTTTCAACTAACATTTTATATGATAGCATTCTAACTTCTTCATCCTGCTTTCTATATTCTTCTAAAACTCTATCATTTACTTTCTTATCTTTATTTTCAATTGAAGAATTGATTATATTTTCAACAATTGTAAATTTAGAATTAACAATATCTTTTGGTTCAAATGATTCTTTGGTAATAGATGCTTCAAAAATTTTATAAATTGATGCTAATGATTTATAATTTGAAATTGGAGATTTTACAAACTCATCAATATTATAAGTTTCTTTTATCTGCTTTATAAGATTATATTTTTCTTTTGTAAGTTTTTGCTCATCCAATCTTTTACGAGCTTCGCACACAGTTTCTACAAATTTTTCAGCCTTTGATTCTGAATTATATTTTTCATTAATCAAATACTGATATAGTTTTAATTCTTTTGAAAGTTCTTTTTTAGAAGAAAAAAATTCTTTTAATATCTTCTCAGCTTTTGAACTGGTTTTGCCAGACATGATTTCGGATGTAATCTGTCTTACTAACAACTCAAAAATGAATCCTGTGTTTTTAAACTTTGAATGTTTAATATTTTTCATCAATTATATAATTTCTCTGATATAAATATACTTTTCTTTTAGATTATTACTCCTTATCCAAATTCTCTGTCAAAATCGTCTTTTTATTACCATCCATATCCTTAAATACTTCTAAATAAGAAGTTTTTCTCGGTTTATATTTGACAGAACCTTCTTTTTGTTTAAGAGTTTTAATTCCCAATGGGTCTCTACCTTCGGGATGGTCATCTTTACCATATCTAACCGGGTCTTTTGGTCTACCAACTCCATCTTCTGCTAATTCATTTTTTATCCTCTGAATTTCTTCCTCCACATCGGTTGGAGCATCTGTTCCTGTTTCTTTTGCTGGGTCAACACCCTGCGTTTCAATAGATGTTAATCTGAACATTTGTTTAGTATCTTCTAATACTGCAACTGTTTGTTCATCTTGTTCATCTTGTGCCATTCCCATAATAGACTGATACATCCATTCTTTAGAGAACATCTTTGTTTGTTGCATTTGTTGAATCAATGCTACTTTTGATGTGTATAACTCAACTTTCTCTTGCTCATATATTTTTGATGGAGTAGTTAGTTCTAATGAAAAATCTGTCAAACTATCATCATCAATTCCTTGCGAATATAAGTGAACGATTGCGATTTTTGTTAATTCTGAAATAAGTACTCTTTGAATTCTTTCGATTGTTTTTGCAAATCTAATATCTTGCGCTGCTAACGTTGCTTTACCATTAATATCTTCTTCGTATCCTAAAAACGCTTTAGGAATCTTTAAAGATGACATCAATTTATTTTTAAGGTAATTGATATCATCAATCATATTATATTCTAATCCTTTCAATGTATCGATAGATGTACCATTATCACTACCACGAACTGGCATATAGTAATCTTCGATAAGGTTCTGCATATTATATTTTAAATTATACTCACCTGTTTTTTCATCAACAAAAGGAACTTTTTTAGATGCATTGATAATCTTTTGCATATAGTTATCCACTTCGTTTGGTGGGATATTACCAACATCTACTTTGAAAATCCTCTTTTCAGGAGCTCTCATTACTCTATGAATTAACATAGCATCTTCCATAAGAGATAGCTGCTTCCAAACCCTTCTACCACCTTCAATCATAGATTTTCCGTAAGGTAAGAAGTTTGCATCTGAATTTAAACGGAAGTGAGCTACTTCATAGTTTTCGTATTCTTTTTTATTTCCTGCGTTAGCTGGAGAATAACCACTATTTGGATTCATAAATGGTGAATATACGAATTTTACTCTTTGAGGATTTTGTATATCAAACCCTTCAACTCTACTTGTTTCATAAACAGACATTGGCTGTACGTTAACAATACCCAACCCTTCTGCCATTTCTAATTGTAAAAATAAATCACCATACTTTACTAAATTTCTAGTCCAAGGCCATAATGTAAATTCTATATTCATAATATCATAAAACAAATTTTCTAAAATTTGCTTTACATTATCATCTGGGTGATGTATTTTTAATATATTACCTTGTTCGTTTTTTGCGGTACATTCATCAGCGTATATATCTAATGCCGATGATAAAATCGGGTCCATATCCATTGAATCGTAATCTCTAAACAAGTCAATTCTAACTTGTTGATAAGCCATAGCCGATTCTATTAAACCTCCACTAAATTGTGGGGTTCTCATACGCATGTACCTGTCTACTAAGTTTGTTGTTAAACTTTGATGTTCGTCTGTGTCTATTACCTTAATACCCTTTTCTGTTTTACGAACTATGGTATTAGTTGAAAATAGTTTTTGTAACCTACCAAAAAATGATTTATCTGATGCCATTTTGTTTTTAAATAATTGTAATTGTTAAATATATGGAAAATTTTTGGAATTTCCAAAAAATTACCACTTTCTACAAGACCAATATCTTGCCTTCCATCTTGGACCTGGATTATCACAATTATGTCTGGCTCTAAAAGATTTTCTTCTTTCAGGATTTGATTTTTTAATTCTCATATTTGGGTCACCAAAGTTTACTTTAACAACGTTACCGCTTGCATTTTTTACATAAACTTTGAACTTCTTAACATCTCCTTGCATTGGTTTACCCAATTGAACTTTTCTACCCTGATATTCAGCTTCATATACACAATTACAATTTGCTTCAGCTAAATATTGTGTATATTCTTTCATAAACTGAACGAACTCTTTCATATCTTGTTCGTTTTCTACATCATATTCCTCTACTTCATCTATTTGCTCGTTTACATTTTTTGCATTTACGGGCATTAAACTTTTTAATTTCATATCTTCATTATTTTCTTTTACAGGTACACAATTAGGGACCATTTTACCATTTTTCATTTTTCCACCAACTGCTTTATATCCATCCCAACATTCATGTAATGCGTTTAATTCTCCTAAACTTTCATTACAAGTTTTCCAACCACCACCTTTTGATTTATAGTTTTTTGCAGCCCAACCATTT